AGTTCTTTAATTAAATTGGGTATCTTAATAAATGGTGCAAGCATTGGATTAGAAATAGTTTGTAATAACATTGTCAATCGTTGACTACGTACTTCTTTCATCATAACAGAAACAGTACCTTTAGGTTTGATTTCTAAATCACCATCAAAGGTTTCTGCTTTTTCATTGAACTGCATATTCCATTGGAAAAAAGATTCTCCTAAAGGACGTAATAAATTATCATCAATGTTTTTAATTACTGTTTTAATACCAAGACCAGCAGATCCTAGCAACATTGATAAACCAGCAGCAGTTCTTCCTGTGCCAGTTACACCTGTTTGTCCATGTACGACAGAAGGAATACCTGTTTCCTCATCAGCAAGCTGTCTTGCTTTGTCATACATTTGCATATTTTCACCAGCCGTACTAGGAAACTTTAATCCATTAATAGCTGTACCTGTTACACCAGATTGTCTTCTAAATACTTTACCGGGATATATATCATAATTCTGTCCGGGTACTAATGATGCTTCATCTACATCAAATACTAAATTACCTGCGAGAGCTAAGTTATCAATAGCCATTCTCATATGACCATTCATTAACAACTGTGCATCTTCCATGTTCTCTGCAACACCAATACCAAATACTTGATAAGGATTTTTCTCATAAGGAAAAATATGGTATGGTATACGTGCTGGAACAAATGGATTTAATACTACACGTAATACTTCACTTCCACAAATCCAAGCATTAATTTGAACAGATCCTATTTCATCTGATCCATAAGGAATATTTACATTATATTCTCTTGCAGTTTTAGCATCTAATGTTCCCCAATATTCTATTACTTCATATCGGTTTTCATTATATGTTGGATCGTTCTCTGCATAAATTGTGTTTTCAAAATAGCGTTCTTCATAAGCAGAAGGTCTTTGAAGAATACGGTTGATTGCTGCAAGATCAAATAATGGTAAATCTTTTAATGCACGAAACTGATCTCTATTCAATCTATGACGTTCAATAACATATTCACAATCATCTATATCTACAGCACTAGGGTCAGGATAAAAGTTCCAACAAGATACATGAGAGATACGTGGAACCATTTTTTCATATGGTGCATACACACGTTCTCCATCTAAGTTCTCCCATTTATGTACTTTCTTAAAAAAGTTAAATGGACCTTTTGTTACGCCAGTACCTAACAAGGCTTGTTCAAATAATGATCTACGAATTTCTTTTATTGCGGAACTATCTAGCAACTGATCGTGAACAATCTTGTTAAGTCTTCTGGCTGCAATTTGTGCTGGCTTTAAATCTGGCTCACCAAATTTACTGAACCCTTTTTTAAGAGGAGCACCTTCTAGTTCTTTTTGTAATCCACCTAGTTTTAATGCACCTGCTTCTGTTGCTCCGGGTTCAAGTGTTCTTCCATCCCCCTCATAACCATAAGGATCGAGATCTTGACCACCTCCCATCTGTTTTGAAACAGCGTCAAGATGAACAGCTTCTTCTATTCCATCAGGATCAGGCGTAGGTTCAATGACTAACGGAAATTCACCCCTACCAAATAAAATATCAGAGATTTGTCCATAAGCTGCAAGGACTTTTACCTTTGTTATTTTAACAGTAACTTTAGATCTTTCTGATTCACGATATGTTTCTGATTCTGAAGATAGACCTCTGTAGTTTTCATAAGACTTTAACCAACGCTGCTCATCAGATCTTCTTCCTTCTTCTGAAGCAATGAATTTTTGGCGTATATGTCCTGCTAGTCCGGGTAACGCAGCACCAGGAATTACAGCAGGAACATCTTCTAAATCATCAGAATCTATAAATGACATAAAGTGCTAACCGTATATTCTGTCATCATTTGCAAGGGCATCAAAATTTGGCGACATATGTTTGCTACCTGCTTCTGTTGGAGCAACTAAAGTATTAGTAAAGTTTGCTTCATTGTCAGTACCTGGAGCTATTTCTAATTTAGCTTTTGGTGCTGGTCCGTCAGGCACTTCATTCATATCACCTTGTTTAATACTTGAAGTATCAAATTCTTTTTGACCGTACATGGTAATCTCCTTAATATCCAAAGATAGGGTTAATAGGTTGTGGTTGCTTCTGTTGTGTATTCCATCCATTATACAAACGACTTGGACTTTCTACTTGCCTAGTCATACACATATATCGTAGTGCATCATAAGCATGGTCAGAAGCTTTGGTATCGACATCCTCACTATTTGTTTTGCTCAAAGGCAGGGATGTCATCTCTCTTACTAAATTAGTACATGAACTAAATATACGTAGCTTTGGTCCAGTTTCAGGATCTACTCGTAATCGTTTATGTATTTCTAGTTTTCCTCGTATTCTGTTTTTATCTGCTGGAATAAATCGACAACCACTTTTATTAATTAGTTCTGCTATCGTCATTCCACTTCCTGTTCTATTCCAACAGGCTCCATCAAGTACAGAGATTATTGGCATAGGATCTTGTGCTTCTAATTCTTTTATTCTTTGTCCTAGTTCATCACCGTTCTGTCTTTTGATATAAAGCTCTCTATAGATCCATAGGTTATCATCATAGTCTAATGCTCCCCAAAGGACACAGGATGGACTTGTGAACCCATAATCTGCTGCCCTGACCCTGTGCCATCCTCTAGGCACTTCGAACGGATCAGAAACGTGTTGTAGGCGATTGAACTCAGTAAATGCAGCACCTTCGGCAATATCCCAATCACCATCTAATAATCTTTTCCTTTCAACTTCGGGTAATGATAAAAGCATCATCTCATATTCACCACTATGTAGCAAATACGGATTGTCAGTTAGTTTAGCTGGTATAAACTTTCTTGTGAATAATGGTTGACCAGCTTTAGTATTATGTGTTGTAGGGTAGCGTAAAACTTTTGTTGTACTTATATCTGTAGCCCAGAAAGGTTTGTTCTGTGGTGCAGGATTAATATATGTTTTCTTCACCCAATCATGTCCGGGTCCACCAGGATTAGCTGTTGCTCTCATATATGTTGCAATATTAGGATTAGTTGTACGTAATCGAGAACGTAAGTAATCCCATACATAAGGACTAGGATAATGTGTTATTTCATCAACACCAATCCATGTAAATGATTGACCCTGATACCTGCTAACATCTGTATCTCTATCCAGATACGAAAAAAGAGCAGTTGCTCCAGAAGGAAAGACCCATGTACTTTTCGCTTCTTTGAATACTGCTCCTTTAAATGCTACAGGATAAAATTCTTTACTTTTTTCTATTAGTTCTGTTAGCTCTGCTAATGTACGTCTTAGTAATAATGCTCTATGATCGCCTATGTGTGCAAATCGTAAGAGATCTGCTAGTAGTGCGTAGGATTTTCCTCCACCTGCTGCACCTCCGTACAAGACATCACTCTCTGGTGATGCTAAAAATTCTGTTTGTGGTCCAGGATTAGGCTTAAACGCTATTTGATTATTTGCTATTTCTTCTTTTAAGCGTTTCGGTGCGATCTGTACCAAATCTTCTGTTAATACTTGTTTTTTCTTAACAGCTGCTTCTAAATTTCTTAACTGTCCTAGTTTTTTTCTAGTAGTTCTAAGTTTGTTGCGTAATTCTTGTGGACCCTGTGGTTTTCTACTACGGTTGTAAGACTGTGTAGGAGCATTGGGATCTTTCTTAGGTCTACCACGCTTCCTTTTAACTGGCTCTTCCGTCTGGGTCATATATCTGCCCTTCTTCGTGTTGTGTTTTTTGTGGTAATATTACAACAGCATGAAGATTATGAGATTCTACAGACACTTCTTGTTTCTTTGTTACTCCTGCTCTATCTAATATGTCTTGAGCAGCCTTGAAACGTAGTTCTGTTCTACCTAATGGCTCACCTTCGTCATGTATAGCTGTCATAGAGTCAACAATTTGTTGCACAGCCTTTGGTGATGTGGCTGCAAACTGTAGTTTTGCTCTTTCAATAATCTCATCTCTCATGGATGAAAGAATTGTTGTATAAGAACTTTCAGCATATCCAGCTTTTAGTGCAGATTGTTTACCATTACTAAATGTTGCTGGACAATCAACATCAAAATAGTGATTGATAAAAGCTTCTTGCTTATCTGTTAGTTTCTTTTTTTTAGTTAATGAGTTCATGTTAAATTTATATACCTATATTATACCACATTTTTGATAATTTGTCAAGTTATTTTAATTACCTACCGTTTATTCTTCCTATATAATTAAACAGAGTACCCGGTTCTTTTTGAACAAGACTTAGTTTATCTAATGGTGGGTAGTAATTACCTGATATAGAGATCCTTGTTTGATTGCTACAATTTCTTGCAGTCATGTGAGGAAGATACGTAGGGAATACAACAAGATCTCCTGTTTTTGGTACAACTTTGTGGAAATGTCTGTACTTATCAACTTGTAGTATTCCTATTAAATCACCACTGTCTTTTGGAAAATCAACCCAGTATACAAATGATAATCCGGGAGGTCCGGGATCTTGATGTGTATGAAACATTGTGGACTGACCCGGTTCTACCCAATGTGTCCAAACTTCTTCACCTATTAGCAAATGCTTATTAATAGATGTAACAATATTATCTATCTTATTTAACAAATGTGTAATAGCATATGTCTTAGGTAGGACAGTATCTTCAATACTAGAATTTTCTGTATCAAAGTTCATCCTTGTATTATACTTTTTTAACACATCCTCTTGAATCTGTTTATTATCTACTTCATCTAAAAGACAATACCTAGACATACCAATTAAAATAATAGGAACAAACTTTCCTTCCATAATGATACTCCTAATTAACATAAGACAAAACAAAGTATTATTAATATTTATATAAATGTTGAGAAGATGTTTAAAGATTGTTTAATAAGACAATTAAAAGAGAGATTATAAGGATGATTAGGATTATTATGTTTTAATCGGGTTTTAATTATCTTGTGAATGTTTCTATACTATTATTATAACATATTTTAAAAGGCTTGTCAACCCCAAAAGTTTAAAAATTAGAAAAATTTTCTTGAGATTACTATATATATATACCCTACCCCCAGTGGCCCATACGTCCCCCATGTT